AAAGTGGTGACGTATTGCAGTGGTACAGCGTTAGCACGTCAGCGTGGTACCGTGAGCGCGAAGTTAGTTGTGTCTAACTTAGTACTATAGTACTATATAAAATGTTCACAATTTGTTTACAAATTGTACATACGCTGTTAACAACTGGCCTATATAATGTACTTAAAGATAAAGGAAAGGGGTACTTAAAGAGAGTACCAAAGGTGTATAGTATGAAGCAGTATATTAAATTGAATAATGAGACTTTTGAGGTCAAAAAAGTTAAGGGTGAATTGTACCCTATTAGAGAAGTGCGCGGTTTAGGTGATTGTTATAATAATCCTAGTAGGACAAAATACGAAATTTATCACGCCTGGTTAAAATGGTATAAAGTAACTAATATGAATGAGCCATTTTATCGGTTGAGACATTTTACAATAAACAGTTATAATTGTATGATGTTTACATTATTAATAGATGTATATGATTTTTCAAATGATAAATTTATAGGCCAGTTATATATCACAAAAACAAGGCAAGAGTTTTGGACTGTTTAAAATAGTTGAGTCAGTGCAACTCTGACTCTCTTGTATAGCTGATAGCAGTATCAGTAAGTAACAATCAAACAAGCACAAAAAGAAACGGAGACAAAAAACTATGAGAAAAGAAAAAATGATTACACGTACAATTGTAACTACAAACGCTAACATTATGGCATTTAATCTTGATACTAACGAGGTTATAACCTTAAACGAGTCTTATATTGGTGATTTAAGTGATAAAGAAATTGAAAAGCAGTTTACAATAGATTATAGTAATAGTGCTAAATTTCTAAAACTTGTAAACGCTGAGAAAACATCAAAATTGTATGGCATTTCAGAAAAAGATTTTTTGGAATATGCTGTAGAGCTTGACGAAAACAGAAAAGAGGTGAAATAGTATGATAAAGTTAGAATATGGTAAATCAATGTATGGCGGTTGGTATGCTCAATCTATCAATTCATTTATAGTAATAAAAGCCAATACTTTAAAGGAATTAAAAGATAGAGTAGCAAAATTAGATATAGATGCTAAATTAACAAAGCATTTTGATAATTTAGGTAATGGAATTTTATAAAAAACAAACCCACTGAATAAAAGACCAGTGGGGTGAGAAAAGAGGTGAAATAATATGATATTAGAAGATTTGTATCGAGTATTTTTAGACGGACAAGAGGTAGAATTGCAATATGAAACAACGCAAAAAATATTATGGAGCGGTATAGCTCGTAGTATTCCAACTGAATATTTAGATTATTCTGTAAAACTTGTTATGCCTTACGTAACCACTAAAATTGTTTCAAAAATTTTAATAATAATAGCCTAAGTGAAAAGCACATAGTGAGGTGCAAGTCCTCACATAGGCTTTACAACTGAATATAGTAAACATTGAAAAGAGGTGAGGGTCAAGGTTCGTGTAAACGTTGCCTTGAAAAAGGAAAATGGAATATCAACTGGATGTGCTTTTTATACAAAATAGAGGGCTATGACGGCTGTTATTGTTCTGAATGTGTAAAGGAAATTAGAAAAGAGGTGAAACAATGACAAACAATATAAAACTAGGCACACTTATTAAATTTAGCAAAACCACAAATTTTCGCTTGCATGATGTACAGTACGACATATACGAACTATATAGAAAATCACAAATTATGTCAAATAAGCAATTACAGAAAATGAAAGTATTGAGCTTTAAGGTTGTAGAAAATGAGAATATGATACAAGTAGATGTAGAGGAATAGAAAAGAGGTACGAAAAATGTTATTCAAAAATAGAAAAATGTTACAGTTTGATATTGACGAGATTTATGAGGATTTCGTGATAGAGATAGCAACTAAGGTTGCTAAAAAGGTAAAAGGCAAGGTGTTTTATGGATATGCTAACATAGAGGATATGTGGTATGTCATAGTTAAAACGCGTGAACTAGGCGAAAAGCGTTTTTTCCTTGATACACTCGATTATGATATGCTGAATGACGTATCATCAAAAGAAATATCGGACATTATAGTAAAGTTATATCATAAAATAGTTGAGAGGAGATTTTTTATAGTATGAGTTTTTATAGAGACAAATATAAAATAATATATCGTAGATATAGAATGATAAGAAAGTTTATATGGACTACCAAGTTTATTGAAGTTACAAGTTTTCGAGCTAATATTATGTTATTAGTTAACATTGTAGACTCTTACACATTTATGACATATGGTGCATATATAGACTTAGTAATTTTGAATAATTATTATGCAGAAATGTGTATACGTGAAATGCGTGAACGTATTAAATTAGAAAAATGTATTAGTGATATGCATAAGCGTTTTAAATTAGGTATTAATATAAAGGAGATTTTATAATATGACAAATAAAAGAAAACATCAATTAGAGCGTATAGTTAGAGTAAATTTTAGGCACTTTAATCACATAATTTATCCAAAAGGTTTTGGAATTGAATTATTAGAGCAAATTACAAAATTAATGTTTGATAGAGTTAAACTATTCTACTATACTGGTAAAATAACATTAAGAGAAGCACGATTTATGCGTTGGTGTATTAGTACATATTATGGCTATTACCATAATCAGATACTTAAGTATTTTGATTAGTTTACATGTATTTTCGTAAATTTTCGTAAATTACAGAAAATCAAATACGAAAAAGTTCATAGAATGTTCATAAATTAGTCATACTGCATTTACATTACTACTGTACTATATAATATGTAAAGAGGTAATACATCTTTTACAAAAACGTTTGCTTTAATACTATGATACCGCGCTATTGCTAGGCAATACGACACTCAATAGTGCGGACTCCTCAAAGAAAAAAGGAAGTGATTAACAATGATAGAAACATTATATGTACAGCTTATTACAGACCCCAATACGCAAAAGATTGAAGTTGAATCTGATAAATTAGGTGCTACTATAGAAACTATATATCGTGAGGATTGCAAAATTGTAATTCGTCATAGAGCAGATGATTTTCTTTCCTGCATAATAGTCAAGAGATAGTAAAGTTATCATCAAATAGATTGCAAAAATCAACTTGGCTACTACACCTTAAGGTGTTACAACTTTATTACATTTAACTTTACAAATCATAGCACAAAGAAAAGGAGAAAAAAGACTATGAGAAAACCAATGATTACACGTACAATTATTTCAACATTAGTTACAGCTTTATGTGTAAATCCTCAGACTGCTGAGACATTCGAGCAGGAGTTCACACTTACTGGTAAGATTGCTGACAAGGACAAGGTGCTAAAGAGAGTATCAAAGCAGTATAACACTGATGATTGCACAATTGTTGCAATTCGTGAACTTAAAGAGGTCAACGAACTTTATGGCATGGATGAAGCAGTCTTCATCAGAGAGGCAAAGATACTTGACCCTGCTACACGTAAAGAGATTGAACCAGAGCTGGCAGTCGCAGAATAAAAGAAAAGGAGATAAACAAACATGGCAATTACAATTAATACACAGTCAAATGATTTTACAGAGGTAGAGCAGTATTTAATGACATTGGATAGAGGTATTAAATCTCTTAAGGATATAGAGGACAACACATCTATTCCAGTAGCAGGCTATCTTACATTCACAGACGAAAAAGAGAATGGAGATAGTGTTGATATATTATCAATCATTACACCAGACAAGGAGGTATTCTCTTGTCAGTCAGCTACTTTCAAGCGTAGTTTTGATAATATTTCTAATATCATGCATGGTAAACAGTTCAGTGTTATTAAAGTTAGCGGTACAACAAAAGCAGGCAGACCTTATATCGACTGTGCACTTGATGTAAAATCAGTAAAATAAAATTTTATCTTACTGCTGGCCCTTGCTATTAAGTTAGCAGGGGTCTTATTAATTTAGAGAGGAGAATAAAGTATGACAAAGAAACGATTTACAAAAAATCAAAAAGCATTATATGATTTAATGCAAGAATACGCTGATAAAGGTGTTGATGTTTCATACATTGATATACCTAAAACTATAGCACAAAAATTTTTAAAAGAAACAAAAGAAGATTTAGAACATAGATTTACGGCACAGCAACACGATATTGTAGATACAATTAAAGAAATGTTATATGATTTACCTAATAGCAGATATGTTTATAATCGTTCATACAATAAATTCAATGAAATATCATTAGAAAGTTTTTATTATAAAGCTATATCAATGTTACAAGATAATATGCAGGAGTTTGGCGAAGCATATTATAATCATTTAAGGGACAATGAAAGTAAAATTATAGAAAGTTTAGAAGTAATAGCAGGCGATAGCGAAGATAGTAGAATAAGGTCAAATATAGTACAAGCATTAAACATTTTATCTTATAACAATATGTCAAAAGAAATGGAAATAGTCACGAATAATTGGTTAGAAACACTTGCTAATTATGATGAAGAATAAGAAACAAAACGTTAGAAAATTTATGTGCGATTTTGAAACTACAGTTTATGAGGGTCAAACATCAACAGAAGTTTGGGCAAGTGCAAGCGTTGAGTTTTACACAGAAAATGTAAATATTTTTCATTCAATAGATGAACAGTTTCAATATTTTAAAACATTAAATTGTGACATAGTTGCTTATTATCATAACTTAAAATTTGACGGAAATTTTTGGCTGTCATACTTGCTAACAAAATTAAAGTATGAGCAGGCTATTCATTACTTAAATGATGAACAAACTCAAGCAGAATTTATTGCAATAAAAGATATGAAAAATAAAACTTTTAGATATACAATATCTGATATGGGTCAATGGTATACATTAACTATTAAAGTTAATAATCACATAATAGAATTAAGAGACAGCTTAAAACTATTACCATTTTCAGTAAAGCAAATAGGAAAATCTTTTAAAACAAAGCATCAAAAATTAGATATGGAATATATTGGTTATAGATACGCAGGATGTAATATAACTGATGAAGAAAAACAATACATAGCTAATGACGTATTAGTAGTTAAAGAAGCACTTGAACAGTTATTCAATGACGGACATGATAAACTTACAATAGGTTCATGTTGTATGGAAGAATATAAAAAGACTACTGGTGCTTATGATTATAAAGATTTATTTCCACCTCTTGATGAAGTTGCTCTTGATAAAAATATTTTCGGTTCGTCAAATGCTGATGAATACATACGTCATAGTTATAGAGGGGGTTGGTGCTACTTAGTAAAAGGAAAAGAAAACAAGGTTAGACATAACGGAACAACTGGAGACGTAAACTCTTTATATCCTAGTATGATGCATTCTCAAAGTGGTAATTATTTTCCAATAGGTAAACCATATTTTTGGAGTGGTAATATAATACCCAATGAAGCTATAGGAGAAAATAAATATTATTTCATAAGAATAAAAACACGCTTTTATATCAAAGAAAATAAGTTACCATTTATTCAGATAAAAGGCAATTATTTATATAAAGGTACAGAGTCATTAACAACTAGTGATATACTGAATAAAGATGGCACATATAATCGTTATTATAAAGATAAAAATAGTAACATACATGATAGTGCAGTAATAATGACAGTAACCATGACAGATTATAAACTAATGTTAAAGCACTATGAACTTGTAGACTTTGAAATTTTAGACGGATGTTGGTTTTATTCTATGAAAGGAATATTTGATAACTATATCAATCATTATGCAGAAATTAAAATGAACAGTAAAGGTGCAAAGCGTACAGAAGCAAAATTGTTTCTTAATAATCTTTATGGTAAACTAGCTAGTAGTTCCAATAGTAGTTTTAAGGTTGCGTATGTAAAAGATGATGAAAGTATAGGTTTTTATATTGTTCCTGCTAATAACAAAAAGGTAGGGCATATAGCAACTGGTAGCGCAATAACATCATATGCTCGTAACTTTACAATCACAGCAGCTCAAAAGAACTATTATGGAGTAGATAAAGCAGGATTTATTTACGCTGATACTGACAGTATTCATTGTGATTTACCTGCTGATAAGATAAAAGGAATAACAGTAGACCCAGTAAAATTTTGTTGTTGGAAACTTGAGAGTAGTTGGGACACAGCTATTTTTACAAGACAGAAAACATACATAGAACACATAACTCATAATGATTTAATTCCAGTTGATGAACCATACAATGATATTAAGTGTGCAGGTATGCCACAGAAATGTAAAGATTTATTTAATAAATCAATGCAGGGTTATGAAGTAAAGGAGAGTGATAACTATACACAAAGCGAATTAAAATTCTTAGCAACAAAAAGAGACTATAGTGACTTTAAAGTTGGTTTATGTGTTCCTGGAAAATTATTACCTAAGAGAATTAAAGGTGGTGTATTACTAGTGGACACGACATATGAAATGAGGTGAGAATAATATGATAACATGGATAGTAGATTTATATTACAGACACAAAGCAAAGAAACATGAAAAGACTTGCAATCATATATGTTGTTTTTGTAAGTACAAATATGATTGTGATTATTTTACAAGGGAGAGATAAATATATGAATGATAAAATGGAAAAAGTAGTGCAAGAACTACGCAAAAGATTTAGAGGTTCAATCGAGTTTTATGATGTACCTTATACAGAGCAGTATAAAATAGAATATTGTTTAAATGGTTTATTTATTTCAAAGTTAATATCATATGATTTTATAAAGAAAAAAGATACAAGAGAAATTGTGTTATCATTAAATATATTAATTGCAACAGATATACACAATCATTTTTATAAATAGTTACAAGAAATAAAAGCAAAAAGGCAGGAGTAAAAACCCTTGCCTTTTCTATATCTATAACTATTGCAGAACACAAGCGCACAGCATTTACGACAATACATACTAGCGTTATCTTTCAAACGTGCTACCTAGCAGTATCAAGTGAACATACAACAGCAGATACCTAATAACTGATAGTTTTAAATAAGACTTCTTTGCATTTAAGATTTTTAAATCTAAAACAACCTTTTTCAAAATAATATCTTAACTGACTAATAAATAAATCATTCTGTTTTAACATAACATAGTTAATATCATGGTCATTAACAGTAACACTTATTTTACTTCTAAAAGTACTATCTGCTTTATCATCAATATATAAGAAGCCCTGCTCACTGTATTGTTTCACTGCATAATCATGACCCATATATCTTAGCGTTGCAACATATTTTCCTTTTCCTACTGGTGTATCAATAAAAGCAGTGTTATCATTTAAGTACACATTCTCACTTGAATATGCAACATACTGGTTATTCTTAAATGCCCTATTAAAACCACTCTCTTTTTGTGCTTTGCTTGCAGTTTCTATGAAACCACTTTCCAGTACAAATCCGTCTCCCTTTAAGAAATTAGTTTCACTGTTTAATCTTTCAGATATTCCCAACTCTGTATAATAAGGGTTAATAATACTAACTGCATTACTTAACATATACACTGGAAGATACCTTGCTTGTTCACCATGACCTCTTGCTATACTTGTATGCACACTGATAAATTTTCTTATTTCATCACTACAGTAGTGATTAGTTTCACTTTGAAATTCATCAAATAGCATACTATCAGTATCACTAAGCAAATGACTATATTTTTTCAACTGGTCTGCGCTATTTAAACTAATAGCATAACCACAGTGCTGTTCATTTAAAAACAAACTATGATAGATACCACTTGCACATCTTTCGCTTTCCATAGTATAATTACTAAAGAACAATGTTTGTAAATCCTTGAAGAACTTATTAGATACATCATCCAGCTCATAATTGTACCTATAAATTAAGCAGAATTTTTTACCATATTTTAGAAATCTATTGATTAACAATCTGCCAAAATATGTTGTTTTACCACCACTTCTATTAGTGGTACATAAAAATAATTCCGGCTTCAATCCGTTTATGTCTTTCATTGAAAGTAATTTAGTTCCGTCATAGTATTTATTTTCACTCATATTGTTGTACTCTTTTCTTAAATTTGCCTATATTTATCTCAATTTATTATAGCATAAATATTGCAAAATTTCAACTAGTATGATATAATTATAATAGATTAAATGAAAGGAGATAAAAGCATGGATATAAACGTTATTATGCAGGCTATCACAACAGTAGGATTTCCTATAGTAATGTGTATATGTTTAGCATGGTACTGTATGAAACTTGGTGATAGTCACAAGGCAGAAACAGATAAGTTCACAACAGCATTAAATGAAAACACGCTTGTATTGCAGAAATTATGTGACATTCTGAACGTAGAAAGAAGTGATAATAATGAGTAAAGTTGACACTTACACAGACTATATGATTGCAATAGCAAATGACAATTCACATGGTTATTCACAGATTAACAGAAGTGGAAATCCAGACTTTGATTGTAGCTCATTAGTTGGACACGCACTTGCTACAGCAGGTTTTAATGTAAATGTAAACAGTACAACACGTAACTTGTACGAACAGTTAAAACGTTGTGGCTTTACTTCATGTAACAGACCTTTTCAAAAAGGTGATATTCATTTAGCTGTAGGACATCATGTTTGTGTTTCAACAGATAGTGAACATATAGTTCATGCAAGCATTGATGAAAATGGAACTACAAAAGGACGTAAAGCAGGTGACCAGACTGGAAAAGAAATATGCATAAGAAAATATTACACACCTAGTTATGGTTGGAATTATCATTTACGCTATAAAGATGACAAAGGAAGTGCAGGTTATAATATGAATTTATTGAAAAAAGGTTCAGCAAATAACGACGTAACAGTATTTGAAATACTTATGACAAAGTTAGGATATTACAGTGGTAGCATTGATACAAAATATGGTACAGGTTGTGTAAGAGCATGTGAGAATTTTCAGACAGATTATGGACTAACTGTTGACGGTAAGTGTGGTAAAAACACATGGAATAAACTTTTTAGGTTAGGTATAAGATAATGGCATGGATAGTTAAAGTTGGAGTAAATGCATATTTAACACAATCTGAAATGGAAAACAACGCTACAGAGTTTTATGGATATTTTAACAGTAAAGGTTTTACCATTGAAAGTGTGGCAGGTATGCTAGGTAATCTTCAACAAGAGTCCAACATTAATCCAGGTATGAAACAAACAGCAAGTGCAAGCAGTGGTTGGGGCTTGATACAATGGACACCTAGCAGTAACCTAACAGATTATGCAACTGCTTATGGTGTTGACTGGTCTACTGGTGAAATACAGACACAGTTAATGTGGGATGAAATAATAAATGGCTATGGTGGTCAATGGATACCTAAACCATCATTAGGTTATAGTTATACTGGTGCAGAATTTTCAAAATTAACAGATGTTTCCGAAGCCTGTAAAGCATATTTATATGAAAGGGAACGTGCAGGAGTTGAAGCATTAAGCAAGAGATTAACATATGCTAGTAACTGGTATGAATACCTAACTGGTGTTACACCACCTATACCACCTACACCAACTAAACGAAAAGGAATGCCGATTTGGATGATGTGCAGGCCATTATTTTAAACAGAAAAGAGGTGAGAAAAATGGCAGTACTTTCACACGATGATTTTATGAGTGCAGTAAAAGGATTAGCAGGCGATAGTGCAGATGATAACACGCTTACTATGATTGAAAACTTTACTGATACATTCAACGACCTTGAAGCACGTGCAAGTGATACCACTGATTGGAAAGCAAAATATGAGCAGAATGACAATGAGTGGAGAGAAAAATATAAAGCACGTTTCTTTGAGGGCAAAGAGGGCACAGACCCTACAACAGTAATGAGGGAACAAAAGGAAGATATTACTGATGATGGTAAGGACATTTCCTTTGATGATTTATTTAAAGAAAGAGAGGGCTAAGAATTATGGCTACAAAACCAAAAATTAAGACACTTACTAATTCAAGCGTTGATATTTTAAATGCAATAAGAAACAACGCAAGCACAAACTACAGAGATTATGTGCCGCAGGCTACAGCTGACTCTGACTCAATCAGAGAAATCGGCGCAGTAATTATGGACTATCCTGCTTTACAGAATGAATTTTTATCTGCTCTTGTAAACAGAATAGGTAGAGTAATTTTAACAAGCAAATCATATGACAATCCATGGGCTATGTTTAAAAAAGGTATGCTCGAGTTCGGTGAGTCTATCGAAGAGGTATTTGTTAATATCGCAAAACCGTTTCAGTTTGACCCACAGGTTGCAGAGTCCAATGTATTCAAGCGTGAAATTCCTGATGTACGCAGTGCGTTTCATATCATGAACTATCAGAAGTTCTACAAAGCTACAATCTCAAATGACCAGTTAAGACAGGCTTTTCTGTCTATTGACGGCATTACAGATTTAATTGCTAAGATTGTAGACGCTATGTACACTGGTGCTAACTATGATGAATTTCAGACTATGAAATATATGCTTGCAAAGCATATTTTAAATGGACTGATGAACCCAGTTACAATTCCTGCTATTAATACTGCAAACATGAATAGCATTGTTAGTACTATTAAGGGTGTATCAAACAAGTTTACTTTCCTTAGTTCAAAGAATAACCTTGCAGGAGTTATGAACCATACACCTAAGCAGGAGCAGTATTTGTTAGTCAATTCAAAGTTTGATGCTACCATGAATGTTGAAGTACTTGCAAGTGCTTTCAATATGGATAGAGCAGAGTTTGACGGACATCATGTACTTGTAGATAGTTTCGGAGATTTAGACATTGAGAGATTAAATATTCTCTTTGCGGATGACCCAACTTATACAGAGATAAAAAAAGCAGAACTTGAAGCACTTGACGCTATACCTTGTGTAATGGTTGATAGTGACTGGTTTATGATATTCGACAATTATCAGAACTTTACAGAGCAGTATAACGGTGAGGGTCTGTACTGGAATTACTGGTACCATGTATGGAAAACATTTTCAGTGTCTCCGTTCTCAAACAATGCAGTATTTGTTGCAGGTGTACCTGCGGTAAAGAAAGTTACAGTTACACCTAGTGAAGCTACAGTTAGTGCAGGTGGTCAGTTACAGTTAAATGTTACTGTTGATACTGATAACTATGCACCACAGAGTGTTATTTGGAGCATTGCAGAAGAGGATGCTAAGGCTAGTATTTCAAGTACAGGTATGCTTAAAGTTAATAGTGATGCTACAGCAGGAACTATTACAGTTAAAGCTACTAGCACGTTTGATAGTACTAAGGTTGGCAAAGCAACTATCACAGTTGCGTAGATTAAATATAGCAGGAGAGCGTAAGTGCTTTCCTGCTATTGTAAAGGTGGTGAAGATATGCAGATACAACCTAATAGTATTATCAAATTATGCAGTGGTGTACCAATAGATAGCAGTTATAAAGATACTATTTATTTTGCAAGCAGGAGTGCACAGAAAAGTTACTTTGATAGTAAAGTTAGTAAGACTATGGATAAGGCTAGTTTTCAGAGAATTAACGGACAACAGGGTGTTGTAAGAATGAGTGCTAGTGCTGAAAGTATTTATAATTGCAATTATATGATGTTTCAGAATAGTAACTACAGCACTAAATGGTTTTACGCTTTTATTACTAATATTGAATATGTAAACGATAAAGTTAGTAATGTATATTTTACTATTGATGTTATGCAAACATGGTTTCTTTTTGACTGTACTCTTAAAGAGAGTTTTGTTGAAAGAGAACATACCAGTATAGATTATGCAGGCAGTAATATCGTAGCAGAAAATATTGATACTGGCCCGATAGTTTGTAATGCTATAAGTAAAAGTGGTCATTTTGCAAGTTATAGTGCAGTAATAGCAACAACTTTTGCACAAGAGGGAACAAAAACTGGTGGCTACCAAGGAGGTTTATTTAGTGGTGTAGATTATATAGCAGGTAGAGTAGATAACAACGAGCAAGTACAAGCATTATTAACTTATTTAGACGCAGCCACACAAGCTAACAAACAAGATAGCATTGTTAATATTTTTTTAATGCCAAGTGATTTTTATACAACAACTACACAACCAAGTGTGCAAGTAAATGCAGTATCAAAAAACACTACAATTGGTGGTTATACACCAAAAAATAAAAAATTATTAACATACCCTTTTAACTATTTAGCAGTAGATTGTTGCGATAACTCTGCAATATATAGATATGAATGGTTTGTAAAAAATACTTGTGATTTTGCTTTATACGGAAGTGTTGTAGGAAATCCACAAATAGCGCTAGTTCCTATGGGTTATAATGGTACTAATGCTGATGAGGGTAATTATTCTGAAAAACTAGTTATGAGCGATTTCCCACAAGTGGCATGGACTGTTGATGCTTATAAAGCATGGTTAGCACAATCTGCTAGTAAATTAACTATGTCAGCTTTATTAAATACTGGTACAGTTGTTGCAGGAATGAGTAGCTTTAATCCGGAATTAGCATTAAGTGGTGCAGCTGGTATAGTTGATAATGGTATAGATGCTATGCTAGCATACAGTAAACCACCACAAACAAGAGGAGGTAATAGCGGTTCAATTGATGTCGCTACACGAAACAAAGATTTTTATTTTAAACAAATGCAGGTAACACCACAATATGCACATATTATTGATGAATACTTTGATAAATATGGATATGCTACTAAAAGAGTAAAAGTACCTAACACTCATAGTAGACCACATTGGACTTACACTAAAACACAAAATTGCGAATTAATAGGAAATAGTTGTAGTAACAATGATGTCACAGCTATTAAGAACATTTTTGACAATGGCATTACATTTTGGAAAAACGCTGATGAAATAGGCAACTATTCATTAGATAACAGTCCTAGTTAGAAAAGAGGTGAGACAATGAGAAAAGGAAGAAAAGCACAAACAGAAGCGTTTCTGCAAAATCAAAGAACATATTTACAGTATGTTAATAGACTTACAGAATTAAGCATATCAATGTTTGACTGGAAGAACCTACCGGAAACAATTGACGCAAGGTTTTTAGAGTTAGCTCTTTTCAATGACGGAATGGCAGTATTTTTTAAAGATGAAGTAATGGGATATTTAGGCTTGCAAGTTATGATTGGTGGTGCACTTGATGTTTACAGAATACCTATTACTCGAACAGCCTTTGCACAAAATGGGTATCAAATGAAACTTAACCCTAACAACAGTGTTATTATATTTAATAATATGCTACACACTAACAGTATACTTGATGTGCAAGAAATGAGTAAAAGGCTGTATGAAATACAGAGGACTATTGATGTAAACGTTATACAGCAGAAAACACCTAAGATTATTACATGTACTGAAAATCAGAGACTTGTAATGAAAAATCTATATGCACAGTATATGGGTAATGAACCGTTCATTTTCGGTGATAAGAATTTGGATTTAAGTGGTATTAAGACTTTTGATACTACAAGCCCCTATGTTGCTGATAAGTTGTATGATTTAAAAACACAGTATTGGAATGAAGCATTGACATACTTAGGCATTAGTAATGTCAATACTGTGAAGAAAGAAAGAATGATAACTGATGAAGTACAAAGAAACTTAGGTGGCACGATTGCTAGTAGGTATTCAAGACTGTTTATGAGACAGCAGGCATGTGAACAGATTAACAAAATGTTTGGATTGAACATTAGTGTTGATTATAGAGAGGACATGCAGGTGCTTGATACTTATAATGCTAATGAAGCAGATTTGAGTAATGAGATTGATATAGGCAAAGGTGGTGAAAATAATGAGTAAGTATACAACAGAGGTGAGATTTATTTGCGAAAACAGTGCAGGCTTGAGTGAGAGTGAGGGTGCAGACAATGTTGATAGTATTTTAGATAAGTGTTGGAATAAAGTTTTTAATTTTGACTTTCCTATCTTTGATGAAAACTATAGGCAGGTTTTGTGCAGGAAAATATTAAAGCATTATTATACAAGGGAGATTGCACATGAGACTGTGGGCAGGTGGAAGCTTGCATTAAATGCTAAGCTCAATGAGATTATGCCTTATTACAATCAGTTGTATAAAAGTGAGTTGTTAGAGTTCAATCCTTTTTATGATGTTGATTTGACTAGGAGTAGAGAGGGTAGCGGTACAAGTAATAAAACAAGTAATAATACAGAGACTAATAGTGGTACAAGTAAAAATGTTAGTAGTGGTAGCGGTACAAGTAATACTGATACCTTGAATAGATTTAGTGATACACCACAGAATAGTATGGATACACAGGGTATTGCTGATAGTGTACCATTGACTACTGTTACTAAGGTGAATGAAGATAATACGACTACTAATGAAAGTACAGATACTTTGACAAGGAATGACAATAAAACTGGAAGTGGTACAGAAAATATTAATAATACTGATAAATATATTGAAACAGTAAAAGGCAAACAGGGAACAGAAAATTATAGTAGTTTATTAAAGAAATTTAGAGAGACTTTTCTCAATATTGATATGATGATTATTGAGGATTGTAGTGATTGTTTCTTTACTTTATGGTAAAGGGAAAGAGAGGTAATAATGGACGCAAATTATAGAGACTTAACAGAGTTTAGGTTTTGGTGCTTTAAAGTGTTACCACTAGTGTATGATGATGAATTAAGTTATTATGAAGTTATCTGCAAGTGTGTTGACTATATTAATAATTTGATTGAAAATGATAAAGCTATTAGTAATGATGTTGAAAAGTTAAAGCAGGAAATGAAAAAGGTGCAGGAATGGATTAATAACTATGATACTAGTTTTGCAGAAAGTATTATTAGAGAGTATCTTGCAACTATGATATTTGTTACTATTAGTGACAGTGGATATATTATTTATAATATTCCTGCTAATTGGAAGAATATTACATTTAATACTACTGGGTTAGATATTGAAAATAATATCGGTGTTGGTAACTATGACTATGGTCATTTAGTATTAAGTTATTAAGAAAGAGAGGTAAAAGTGATATGAGTAATGAATTAATTAACAGACAGTATGTTGGTGCTAGGTACGTGCCGAAGATTATGGGTGAGTGGAATAAGGCTTTGCAGTATGAAGCATTGAGTGTGGTAACGTATATGGGTAATAGCTTTACGAGTAAAGTGCCAGTGCCTGCGAATGTGGAAATTAATAATACAGATTATTGGGTTAACACTGGTAATTATAATGCACAGGTTGAAGAGTATAGAAAAGAAGCCCTCGCAGCTAAAGAGCTTGCAAATAATACTAACAGTGATTTACAGACATTTAAAAAAAATCAGACTAATACTAATACTGAATTTAATAAAAAAATTGATTTAACAACAAGTGCATTAAATGAATTAAAAAACGTTGTGTTTGATGGTGACACCCCTAGTGTTATTACAGTTGCCAAAAGTGGTGGAAGATTTCATACAATTAATGAGGCTATTACCTTTGCAAAGGGATATTGCAGTAGAAATAACAGAGTTACAATTTTAATCTGTGGTGGTGTATACAAAGAAAGTATTGTACTTACAAAAAATCCAGGTATAGACCTTATTGGTATTGATATGCCAGAGATTGTTAGCGATACAGCATATCCTAATGGGCCTGCAAATATTTATGGTGATACTTATATTGAGGGCATATTTTTTCATTCAACAAGTAAAACTGCTTATGCCTTTCATCTTGATGGAAGTACCGATACAAGTTATGGTACTACATTAAATGTTGTGAATTGTAAATTTACTAGTGAGAATCAACCAGCGTTAGGCTGTGGATGTACAAGAGGTTGCAATTATACTTTTAAAAATTGTGAATTTAATGGTAGTGACGGTATTTATGTTCATAATGAAGCTAGCGCAAACGTTGCTAAACAGTACTTTAATGCAATAGGATGTAAAATAAATGGTTCACAACATGCCGTTGCTATTGATGATGCCGCTAAATTAAATTATGGCGCTACTGGTTCGCCTTTAGTACTTAACTTTGCTGGCTCTTATACATCCAATATAAATAATATGATACTTTTTAGATTAACAAGTTCTGAAAATTATGGATACATACTTGGTGATAAAAATAGTATCTCACTTTCACCGGAGTCTACTACACAAATAGTAGCACTTGATTATAAATATGAGGGTGGTTACACTATAACAGCATCTGTACCTACCTATGCAAACTCTGGAGCTGTATATATTCCAGTAGAAAACGCTAACTTATTCGAATGGACAGTAACAACAACAATACCAGGAACTGGCACTTTCCCTTCAAAAGTTACAAGTGTTGGTGCGCACTGGCTGACAGTGACAAGAAATAGTGGTAACTGGAATGGAAGTACAATACAGGTAGACTTGAAAGGAATTAGATAAAATAAATTTTAAATACAAGACAGAGAGAGTGGTACAATAGTATCACTCTCTCTGTCTGATACCGTGCTAACACTGA